ATGCTCAAGAAGAAGCAATGGACTTATCTATCTACTTAGAAAAAATAAAGAGCTTACTACCTATTGTTAAAGAATAAAGTGTATATTAGCAAAGTATTTCATACATAGTTGTTTTGGTGGGGATGTGGTGTGAAAGCTGCATCCCCATTTTTGCGACTATACAAAAACAAAAACTATGAGAGGAATTGTAAACCATTCAATACTAAAAGGAATTAAAAAAGGCAAGAAGATGCACGTGATCAGAAGATACTTAGCTATTTGCTATGGTATTAAGGTAGGTCATAAAGTAATGCTCACAAGGTATGGCAACATTAAAAGAAGATTTAGCAGCACATTACGATGATTTGTATAGGATAGCCTTAAAGATTACTAAGACTACAGCAGACGCAAAGGATTTAACTCAGGACATATACATAATTCTGCTTGAGTACGATCAAAGGAAGCTACAAGTTATTTTTGATAATGGACATTTAGGGTTTTGGGTTACTAGGGTAATGTGTAACCAATACCTAAATGCTAATTCTAAGTTTAAGCGTAAGTACTACGGTAAGCTTAGAACTGATAAAGATAACGACCAGCACTTGGTTAATCTAGTGGACGAAGAGTATGAAGACGATACTAGGATCGACATGATTAACGAAGCTATGAACGACTTACACTTCTATGACAGGTCTTTATTTAAAGTCTATACAGAAACAGACCACACGATTAGAAGCCTTGCAGCAGCGACAGGAATAAGCACTACAAGCATATTCTCAACGCTCAAGAAGGTCAGAAATAAGATTAAAGATGAAGTTAAAAACAAGTACTAGAACCTATCAGGAGAGAATGAGTATCTGTAATGGATGCCCTCACTTCAGGAAATCGCTTAGTCAATGCAAAAAGTGTGGTTGCTTTATGAAAATCAAAGCACAGATAGCATTCACTAGATGTCCTGTAGGTAATTGGGAAAGGGAGAACGACCTAACCAAAGACCAACTTAGTATATTGAAACGATTGCTAAATCAAATCGGTTCAGATAAGATAAACCATACCGATAACATAGGGGTTACAAATCTATACAATGAAATCTTTGGAATGAAGAAGAAGGTTTCTAAATGTGGCACTTGTGTAGCTCAAACGATTAACGAACTAAAAGAGATATTAAAGAGTTATGAAGATTAAAGAAAGAAAGATACTGGAGCTTAAACCAGCCGAGTACAACCCAAGACAATTAACAGATAAACAATACAAGCAACTAAAGAAAAGTTTAAAGACCTTCGGTTGCGTTGAACCTGTGGTAGTAAATTCTAATCCTTTACGTAGAGATGTAATTATTGGAGGACATCAACGCTGCAAAGTATGGGCTGACTTAGGAAATAACAGCATACCAACTGTAGAAGTAGAATTAGACGAAGCTCAGGAAATGGAGTTAAACGTAAGGCTGAATAAAAATACAGGTGAGTTTGATATGGATACTTTGTCTAGTTTCTTTGATATTGATATGCTTAAAGAATGGGGATTTGAAGACTATGAATTTGGTATGTCTTTAGATGATGACATGACTGATGAGTTTGATCTACCTGACGGAGATAAAGAACCCTTTCAGCAAATGACATTCACTCTAGCAGATGCACAAGCTGAATCTATAAAAGAAGCTTTAGCTTTAGGGAAGATGGAAGAGGTTGAAAGCTTTGGAAATGAAAACGGAAACGGTAACGCATTATATGCAATTGTAAAGCAATGGGTAGAGCTAAAGAGATAATAGTAAAAGTAATTCCAAGCAAGATAGCTAATGCTTTTGTAAAGAAAGTTCACTATTCAGGGAAGGTTGTTCCTAACAGTACACTACATTTTGGTTGTTTCTTAGATGGTAAACTGCATGGAGTAATGCAGTACGGACCTAGTATAAATAAGAAGGGTACAATTAACCTAGTAGAGAACACTGGTTGGAATGAATTTATTGAGCTGAATAGAATGGCTTTTGATGATTACCTACCTAAGTATTCAGAGAGTAGATGCATAGCAGTAACTATAAGACTGATAAAGAAAAACGCTCCTCAAATAAAATGGATAATAAGTTTTGCAGATGGAACTCAATGTGGAGATGGAACTATATACAGAGCTAGTGGGTTTAGTTTGGTTGGAATTGTAGATAATACTGCTTTAAGAATGAATCCTAAAACAGGGGAAGCAATGCACGTTATACAGGCTCACCATTTAAAGATGAGTTCAGAGTTTAGAAATTGGAAACCATTTAAAGGTAAGCAGTTGAAGTATCTATACTTAATAGATAAAAGCATGGTTGTATCAAAAGAGATACTACCTTTTAGTGAAATAGATAAACAAGGAGCAGGAATGTATAAAGGGGAAAAAATAACCCTCCAAGAGAGGAGGGTTTTGAGCGATGAGGTAGATTCGAACTCCAACTCTAAACTGGGAGCTTAGCGTGTAACCAATAACACTTCCATCGCATTTAGACTGCTAATATACAAAAAATAAACGAACTAACAAACTATGACAACACCAATAATAATATTTTTTACAGTAGTATTCACCTCGATATTGGTTGAGAAGTATATCAGACAGAATCCATGATGAAGCATACCAAAACCTACCTAGAGTTCTTTAACTTTGATGAGTTGGATTATATCCCTTGCGAGGTATGTCATTCACCTGCTCAAGACATTCACCACATCGAGGCTCGTGGCATGGGAGGTAGTAAGTTAAAGGATTACATCGGTAATCTACAAGCAGTGTGCAGACCTTGCCACATCAAGTACGGAGATAAGAAACAATTCAAGGATATGTTAATCGAAATACATATTAATTATATGGAAAAGTATGGGAACTGAAGAACAGAATCGCACTAAATTAGCTAAAGTGCAGATGCTTAAAGCATTAGAGAAAACGCTAGGTATTGTTACAGGTGCTTTGAAGATAGCTGAAGTAGGTAGGTCGCAGTATTACAAGTGGTTGAGGGACGATGAAACCTTCGCTGCTAAGGTTAAAGCAATGGATAACCTAGTATTAGACTTCGCAGAGAGTAGCTTAATGAAGCAGATAAAAGAGGGTAATCATTCAAGCACTCAATTCCTTTTAAAGAATAAAGGGAAAATTAGAGGGTATGGCGATAAGTTAGATATTACCAGCAATGATGAAACGATCAAAATACACATAGATCTTGGAGATAAGTCCTGAATTCACGAGTAAGCAGAAGGATTGTTTAAGATACCTCTTCGATGATTCCACTAATGAAGTTCTATTTGGTGGAGCTGCTGGAGGTGGTAAGTCTTGGGTAGGTTCTGCTTGGCTTGTTACTATGTGTTTAAGGTATCCTAAGACACGTTATCTAATGGGAAGGTCTAAGTTAGACGCATTGAAGAAGACTACGTTAAACACGTTCTTTGAGGTGTGTGGTGCTTGGGGTTTAAAGAGTGGTGAACATTATACGTTCAACGGATCGAGTAACATAATTTCATTTACTAATGGTTCTGAAATTATACTAAAGGATTTGTTCCTTTACCCATCGGATAGGAATTTTGATAGTTTGGGTTCTTTGGAAATTACAGGGGCTTTCATTGATGAGGCAAATCAAGTAACGCACAAAGCTATTAATGTAGTACAGTCACGTATTAGATATAAGCTAGATGATTACTCAATCATTCCAAAACTATTAATGACTTGCAACCCTGCAAAGAATTGGGTGTATACTGAATACTATAAACCTGCTCAGTTAGGTACATTGAAAGACTATCGTAAATTCGTGCCAAGTCTGGTAACGGATAACCAATTTATATCTAAGCACTACGAAAAGCAACTATCCAAACTTGATGAGGTATCAAAACAAAGGTTGCTGTTTGGTAACTGGGAATACGATGCCTCAAGTGATTCACTTATTAACTACGATAGTATCTTAAACCTATTCGATAACAAAGGAGCAGAAGGCGAGAAGTATATCAGTTGTGATGTTGCTCGTATGGGAGAGGATAAGTCTGTTGTGATGTTATTCGAAGGGCTTCAGGTAGTAATGATTAAGACGTTTGATAAGAATACGATTACAGAGTTAGCTGAATACATTAGAGAACTACAGAAGAACCATCAGGTTAAGCTGTCTAATATTATAGTAGATAGTGATGGTGTTGGTGGTGGGCTTCAAGATGTACTCAGATGCAAGGGGTTCATTAACAACGCATCACCAATTAAGAAGGAGAACTTTCAGAACCTTAAAACTCAATGCTATTATAAACTAGCAGACTTAATTAATAAAGGGCAGATAGGTATAACCATTCGTGATGTAGATACACGCAAACACATCACAGAAGAACTAGAGCAGGTTAGAACTAAGGATATAGATAAGGACGGAAAGCTGAAGATAGTACCTAAGGACGTGGTTAAGTCTGTGATAGGTCGTTCTCCTGATTACTCCGATGCTTTAGCTATGAGAATGTTTTATGAGGTTAAGCCTAAAGTTGGAAGGTATGCAGTTCGTTAGTTATACAAAACAAACAATTTAAGATTATTAAATAGATGAAGTTAAACATTCCAACAGACTTGAGTGAGATTACATTAGGGCAGCTACAATCTCTTACTAAATTAGAGGCTAGTGAACTGAATGAACTCGAACTACAGAAGCAAACGATTGAACTGCTAACCAATGCAGACAGGAGCATTATAGATCAGATTAAGTTAAACGACTTGAATGATGTGTATAGTAAACTGCTAGGTTTATCCAAGTCAAGCGATAAACTTCACCAACTTATTTCAATTAATGATGTGCAATATGGATTTCATCCTAACCTTTCGGAGATAAGTACGGGTGAATTTGCTGATTTAGACACCCTATGCCAAGACTTTAACGACAATTTGCACCTTATTATGGCTATATTATACAGGCCTGTAGAGAAAGAAGCTGCTGGTAAGTATAGTATTG